AACTGGGAATGAAACTCTAACTTAGAAAGATAGAAATGACGAATCGCAAGCTGTTGTAGTTTAAGAACTTATGGATAGCCGGGGGTGGCGTTGTCGTAAATCCTTATTCGCAAACATGTTACGAATACCAAATTATTTTCAGAAAATTATGAAAATTGCTCACGATGACCTTGACAAAAAGCCGATAACAAGTGTAGAATACACGCATGAAAAACAAGGAAAACAAAATCATGTACGCAGTAACGGTGATTGATGAAGTGGTTGGCAAGGTTGTCATTCGCGAAGTTTCCAAAGAAAGATTGCTCGACGGGCTGATAACTTTCGGAGGGCTGGAAGCGTATGTTGGCAGGCGTTCGCCAATCGTTGAATGGACTGAGGAATCGTACACACCCTCGTGGGATGATGTGACCTGCAATGGACGTTTTGGCTGTGAATAGTTCAGTGAATTATTTTCAGAAAATTACGAAAATTGCTCACGATGGACTTGACAGAAGCCGATAACAAGTGTATAATACACGCATGAAAAACAAGAGAAAAGGACAAGAGGAAATGAAGAAAACATCTAAGCAAAAAAGTACGGAGAAATGGGCAAAGCGGAAAGCCCGATGGAACGCTTGGAAAGCTGAACAGGCGAAAGCTCAAGCCGAAGAAATGATGCTCGAAAGAAGTCGCGAAGAAAGATAAAAATTTATCATTTTACACTTGACAAACGCTGATAACAAGTGTAAAATATGCACATAAAAAACAAGGCAAAAGAACAAGAGGAAATAAAGGGAAAAGTCATGAAAGTCGCAAACGGTAATGATAAGTTAGGCAAAGGTTGTCTTGTTGTGTCTCGTCCCGTTGGCGATACTTGTCCGAGCAGTTGTGCGTTTCTTGGTGCTGGATGCTATGCTGAGCAGACGGAAAAGATGTATCCCGGCGTTCGTCCCGCTGGTATGCAAAATCTTATTACGGAAAAGAATCGTATTCGTGCTATGATTCTTGACGCTATTCGTCAAGGCAAAAGTATTCGCTGGCATGAGCGTGGCGACTGGTTCAAGGATGGGGTTCTCGACGTTAAATATGTTGAGAACGTAACGTGGGCTTGTGAGAGTATTCTATCCGATGGTGTTGCTCTGCCCGACATGTGGTTTTACACTCATATCTATGATGCTCGTCTAGTTGCTATGGAAAAGTATATGGCGGTATATGCTAGCATCCATAACGCTAACGACAAGGCGAAGGCGAAAGCCGCTGGTTTTAAACTGTTCGCATGGTGTGACAGCGACCAGAAGATTACAAAGAAACGCCCCAAGCGTAAGAATCTGGCCGACGCTTGGCGGACAGCGTTACCCAAGCTAGTTGTCATTGACGACACAAAGTATGTAACGTGTCCCGAAATTCGTCGTGGCCGTGGAGTTGTAACTTGCACTCCAACGCCCGGTAGTGTATCGTGCGACCTATGCGTTCGTGGCCTTGCTAACGTGCTGTTTCCCTCACACTGAGGATAAATCTATCGACATGCACAGCTTTCTTAGTCTGCTGCTTAGTATGTGGACTATTATGCGAGCCACCATAACACTCTTATATAATAGTATTGCTCATCGCAAGCTGTTGTAGTTTAAGAACTTATGGATAGCCGGGGGTGGCGTTGTCATAAATCCTTATTCGCCAACATGTTACGAATACCAAATTATTTTCAGAAAATTATGAAAATTGCTCACGATGACCTTGACAAAAAGCCGATAACAAGTGTATAATACACGCATGTGTGACCTGCAATGGGCGTTTTGGCTGTGAATAGTTCAGCGAATTATTTTCAGAAAATTACGAAAATTGTTCACGACGACCTTGACAAATCACATTTGAAATGTTAAAATACGTTCACAATCACCGCAAATAAAGAAAGAAAAAATGAAAAATATACCATCATTGACCAAAGCGTCAGAGTTGTTTGAAGCGATGGGCAACTGCACAAAAGTTGCCGTTCTCGGCACGAAACTTAATAGAGACAGTCAATTCGGTTTGCGACGATTTTGGGTTGGCCAAATTGTCAGCATGAGACCAGAATCCAAAGGCGGATTGCATTGGCTTGTTGAACTTAAACGACGATGTGTGTTGGGATGCCATAATAACTGCTCTGCGTGTAAGGTTGATTTATTTGTTTGTTGTGAGAAATAGTTCAGCGAATTATTTTCAGAAAATTACGAAAATTGTTCACGACGACCTTGACAGAAGCCAACAAGAAGTGTAGAATATGCACATGACCTGACCAGTCAATAAACTTGGTTACGTTGAAAACTGGGAATGAAACTCTAACTTAGAAAGATAGAAATGACG